GCATCCCCGCCAAAAATGGCAGAGATGAGGCCAGCCCCGGCCTGACCAGCGGACTCCCGGCCCTAAAGCCCTGTACCGCGCCAGCAGTCCCTACTGCGCGGATGAGCTGCGCGGAAGCGCCTCCCGCCAGCAGGGCCATGTTAGGCGACCGTTATCTTGGCGTAGAGGTCGACACCGCCCGGCAGTGAGCCACTTGGCACAAAGCGGCGGCGGCGGCCGACGGTGTCATCGCCAATGCCGTTGTGCCAAGAACTACCGCCCCAGTTCTCGAACGCGCCGTTGGTCGTGCCGGTCGACGCCTGCGTCAGCACCAGCGCGTCGGTGTCGGCGCGGTAGATGTTGATCGTGTGGACGCCCGGCGTCGCGCCGAAGGCCGCGACCTGGACCCAGGCGAACGTGCCGTTTGCGGCGTTGAAGTCGCCGAAGTTCCACCGGTACTGCGAGGGCAGCGCGTCGTCGGTCTCGTAGAGAAGCGCGAGCGACAGGATGCGAGCCGGGAGCATGATGACTCCCGCCGTGCGGAACTGGAACGCGAACTGGATGCTCGACGGCGTGCCGAGGCCAGAGAGGTCGCCGTCTGGCGACACATCCGTCCACGCGCCGCTGTTGTCGTCGATGCCGCTGGTGCGAACCTGCACGCGGTAGGCGTCGGGAGCGACGCCCATCGTCGAGTCGCCGATGTTCTCGACGCAGTTGACCAGAACCCGGTAGAGCTTCGCGGGTGTCGCGCCGAGCGTGATTTTCGGGCAGACGACGCGGTTCGGCACTTCCGCTTGGAACTCCCAGTCCGCTGCCAGCGGATAAGCGCTGAAGGCGTTTAGGTTCGCCGTCGTGGCGGTCGAGTAGAGCCAGAACAGCCAGCCGTCCTCCACCCACAGAGTCGGCGAAGCAGCTTGGATTGCATGGATGAACACCGGAGTGTCGAGGTCGCGGTTGGCGCTGACGGTCTGCGTGGTCAGGCAAGAAGAACGCCGATCAAGCTGCGCGCCGGACGCGTTGTAGTCGGTGATGTAGACCGTGCCGTTGCTTGCCGCCGCCGCGATGACCAGCTTGTCTAGCGAACCGGCGACATCGAGCGCAAGAAACGGCGTCGAGCCGGTGCTGACGTTGGTATTCAAGCCCCCTGGCGTGACTTCGCTCATCGAGTCCGCGACGAACGTCGTGCTGCCGCTTGTGATGTTCGCCAGCGGGGCGCGCAGGATTCGGGTCGTGGTGAGCATATACAACGACGGCACGCCGTTGCCGGGGCCGTGCGCGAGGGCGGCGACGCGACCGTTGTTCGCCTGCGAGATGTTGCCGGTTACGGTCTGCGCGCCGGTGATCACCATGTCCGAACCGGTCAACACCGCAGCGCCAGCCGTGAGCGTGAGCGCGGCGCGGATGTTGTACCGGTAGATGATCAGCGATGTAGCCGCGCCTTCAGTCGAGTAGACGTATTGCTGCGACCACGAATCACGGTCGCCAAGCGCGCAGCCGCCGATGACATCGTTCGTGATTGTCGCGGCGTCCTTCAGCCAGTACACCGCCTTGATCTTGTCGACGGTGGTCGCCGCCGGGATCGTGTTCGCTGGGACGTTGAAGTCCTCGTAACGCAGACCCTTCGCCACGAACAGACCGCCGTTCGTTACGGTGGCATTCGTCGTGGCAACGACGATCATCATGTCTTGGATGACGTAAGGTGTGCCGGCGGCGATGGTGCCAGCGCTCGAGCCGAGCGTAAGACCCGTCGCGCTGCCGATAGCCGAGATCGGATACCAAGTCGTGATGGCGTTCGGGTCGGTCGAGCCGAACCCGATACGCGAACCGACGCACTGGGTCGTGAAATCGGTTCCGCTGCCGGTGACAGCCGTTCCAGACACCCCGACCGTGCCGGTCGAATAATGCTCGATCACGGCGCGCAAGCCGCGAACGGTGTGGTTAGTTGCGGCCGGGAAAGTCAGCGTGACCGCGCCGATGAGGGTGTAGGTGTTCGTTGAAGGCACGAACGTCCAGAGCTGCACCGGTCGCGTCGCAGCCGCCGTCGTGTTCGCGCTGCCGAACACCCAGAACAGGTCGTCGTTGACTTCGTAGACGTGCAAAACGCCGGTAGTGACTGCGAGCGGCGATTCTCCGACGTTGGCGACGCCGACCGGAGCCGGGCCGACGAACTTGTCCAGCGGCCCAGAGCCGAGATTGAACTGCCCGGTGTGCTTGCCGCGATTGATCTTCGTGGCGTCATACGCGCCGCCGACAGGCTGCTGCGCGAGCGAGCCGTTGAAAACTTGTTCGATTGCCGCTTTCATTCCTCGCTCTCCTGCAATTCAATCCCTAATACCGATGCTGCCAAAAACGCGCAGACTGGCCCGTTTGTGTCGATTACTCGACGACACAGCACCAAATCAGCAAGGTCGTAATCGCCCCCCACAACTACTTCGTATGCGTTATTTGCCACAACTACGGTGCCCGCCGAAATCGTGTGAGGCATTTAAGCGTTCCTTAGGCGTTGCCTTCGGTAATGGTGAATCCCGTGATGCTGAACTTCTGACCAGCCGCAAACACCACATTATCCACCGTCATGTCGCCGCCACCGGCCGTCGCAGTGACCGTACCCTGACCGTGACAAGTCGTGCCGTCGGCAGCGTAAAGGCGAAAGTGACCGACCGTACCGGCGCTGTCGGCGCTCAGGTCTTCCCAGGTGCCAAGAAGCGTCTTGATGCCGTTCGCTGCGTTTTCCATCCAGTTTGCCGGAAGCGTGATGGTGGCGAGAACGGTGCCGGCATCAGCGGCGGCGCAGTTCGCAGGAACAGCCCCGGTTCGCATCTTAATTACGGCACTGGCGCCAACGTGAGTCTCGATTGTGTCGGCCCGCGCATTGCGCAAACTGACAGACATTTGAAAAGCCATTTTTGTCTCCTAAATTACCTGAGTACCAACTGGCACCAAGTCGTTGGTGCCTCATGCAAATATTTAACCTAGTAGTCCTCGGTCGAATACTTGCGCCTAACATCGAAAATTAGCGGCTTTGGTGACGTCTGCTTTTCGCCAGCAAAGTCCACCTCAACAAAGCCAAGATAAAGCCCCGGCTTAATCTCAAGCGCGGCTCCAGGGAAGTTGAACCGAACAATCCCGCCCGTGCCGGAATTAATCTTTGTCATCTCGATGACCGTAAGCACCTCATCTGTATCCACGCTTTTGATGTAAAGCCGAGGAACGATTGATGCACCACTGAGGTCAACCGCCTGGTCCTCACCGTCATCCCAAATGGTGAGCGTGATATACGGTCGGTTATCCCCTTGAACGAGAGTGATTGGCGAATCCATACTTACCTCACGCCCGCCCAATCTTCATGTTCCAGTCAATGTACTTGCCGACATAGCTCAGGGCGTTCTTGCAAATCGCCAAATTGAGCGTCGGGCGGGGACGATAGAACTGCGAAATTTCGCCAATCGTCGAAGACTGGAGTCCGTCCTGAATATCCTTTTCGATGGGGCTTCCACCGAGAAGGTAATCAGCCTGCACAAGCTGTGCCTTGCGAAAGTCTGCAAGTTGGCTAGTTGTAAGCAGCGCAAACGACTCAGAGTCCAACTCCGGGATAGTTGTCGTCTCAACGTCGCCGGTCGTATATCGGAACTGATAAGTGAAGCTGGTGAGCTGGTCAAACGCCCTAAAGAGCGCGAACTTCCGAGTTTCAGGAGAGGCGGCACTCCAGCCATTGAGCGGAGTGACCATACGCGCAACCACCAATGCGGTTTCGTAGGTCATAAAGGAATTGTCCGGAATCGAAAACGGCTGAGTCGCTTCAAGGATGTAGTCGACATTCAGCTTTTCGACAGCCGTTGCCGTCGTAATCGTTACCTCGACACGACGAAATCCAATTGTGCCAAGCCCCAGCGTATTTGTGGTGGCATCAACGGTGATATTGAGTTTTGTCGAATAGGGGCCAAGAATCGACTCCGGCGCCTTTACAACTTCACCCTCGTCATCAAGAACGCGGTAAGTAACGGCAGTAGGCGCAAGGTCACGCCCCTCGTCATCGACGAGTGGAATAACCAGGCTTACAGCCGTTTCTGCCGCGTATACCTTCACGCCTGAGCCTCGAGAATCTTGCCGATAAGCTCAACAACAGCGCGGCCCTTTACGCCATGCTTGTCGCCAATCTCTCGCAGACCTTCGATGCCCTTTTTGTCGGCAATAGCCTCCAGCTGGGCGCGGCTGTAGGTCTCTTTGATTTTGCCGCCGACCATTTCCCGAATCGGGGTCAGGTCGATTTCATTGGCCTTGCTTTCTGCCGTCTCCGGCTCATAAGCAGGCTGCGGCGACTCGTCGATAGGCGTTGCATAGCTCACGCTCGTCGCGCCAACCGAACTTGGGTTTTCCGTCACAATATAGGTGGACGGATGAAGTCGCGTACCGTTCTCGTCGTACGCCTCAATGCTTCCGCCGATGCGGAGCGCAGCACGAATGGGGATGCTGTCAACGGATTTACCGTCGACAAATTGATAGCTGCCAAGCGGCCCAGTGTAGCCGCCCCAGCCTTTTTCCCGGATTTCTACCTTAACTTGCTTTCCCATGTTTACCACCGTAAATAAAAGGGGGCAGAGGATAGCCCCTGCCCCCTAGTATAAGTCACTACGGACTTATCCGCCAACTTAGATGTTGGTGACGCCCTTGAGGCGGGCCAGCGACTGAGTGGACTTCAGCGCGAGGCCCGTGTACCACTTCAGACGAACGCGCCAGGCGTCCTTGTTCTGAACGGTACCAACTTCCTCAACACGGATGCCGGCCGACGGGCCGCCATAGATACCGTGCAGACCGTCAAGCTCGTTCAGGCGAACCGCGTAGACCGAGCAGGTCACGGAGCTCGAACCCTGAGTCTCGTTGCCGGGCAGGAAGTCGTTCACGAGGATGGGGATGCCGTTGTGGGTCAGCATCGGGCGGGAGAAGTTCTCCAGCTGAAGCATCGCCGCATCGGTACCACCGCCGACCGTACGGAGGAGGTCCTTGAACGCACGGATGGTGCCCGAACGCATCACGATAGCGTCCGCACCGTTCGGGACGAGGTCGATAAGCTGGTCAAGCATACCGAGCGTCATCGCCGCGCCGTTAGCACCAGCGGTCAGAGTCTGGCCGGCGACCGAAAGCTGCGCCATGCCATCAAACTCCTTCGCGTTCGAGCCGGAGTTACCAATGGCGAGCGTACGCTCGAACTTGCGGGCAAGAGCCTTGCCCTTAAGCGCAATCTGAACGGCCAGCTGGTCGTTCGTATCGCCCATCGTCTCCATCAGGAACTTGTCAACGTCCACGTCGCCAGCGAGGATTCGCAGCTTCGTGGTGATTTCGGTGAAGGTCGCAGCACCCTCGTTCACCGTGTCGTTCGGATCAAGGAAGTCACCTTCGGAGATGGTGTTCTCGCGATTGTAGACATAAGCCTTGCCGTTGACCGGAACGAAGGGCAGGACGTTGAACACGCTGTCCTTGGTGATAATCTCCTCGATTACACCACGAACCAGCTCGCTTCGGGAAAGCTTCTCAGCCTCCGCTCTCAGAAGAGCCATATTATCCTACTCCTTGCAAGAAAAAACCTAACGCGCAGGTGGGAACACTAAGTGACCCATGACTTATTCTACAGCCGCGAGGCACCTGGTGTCTATACCCGCTTAAACGTCTTCAGTCCACCGCTACGAAGCGCGTCGGCAATGCGAGCAACTCCGGCGCCTGCGCCCTTGTTGTCGCTACCGGTCGGCTTAGCACCGGTGGTTCCAGAATCCGCACCCGGCTTGACCTTGGCCTTCAGAAGCGCGTCGCGGTCCGGATCAACCTCGACCAGCTTCTTAAGGGCCGCATCAAACTGAAGCGTATTCCCCTGACCATCGACAAGCGGAGCACGGCCGGCGGCACCAGCGGGCTTGTCATACGCGATGACACGGCCTTCGGCGTCACGCTCAAAGTGCGAGCCGTAAACGGTTCGCGCCTTAGACGGCGTAAGTACCAGCTCGTCCGCGATGAACTTCGACGTGCTAAACGCCTGACCAACGGTCAACTGGTCAATCTGACCGGAGTAGGCATTAAGCTGACCATTCAAAGCCGCGATTTGGTCCGCAAGAGTCTTCTTTTCGGCGTTGTGGGCATCAAGCATCTGCTGCTTGATTTTCTCCCATTCGCCCTTGCGCTCCATCGACTTCAGTTCGGCGTCGCGCTTTTCCTGGACGAGCTTCCGGACATCCTCCGGATTCAGCCCTTCCCAAGCCTTGAGTGCACCCGAAGCCTCATTAAGCTTCTGCTCAAGCTGCTTGATTTTCTCCTTGCGGCTCATGGATTCCCGAAGAAGCTCGCGCTCCTTTTCGGTCATCCCATCTGGATTTCCACCACCCTGGTCATCACCCGCACCGGGCTTCGACTCGGGTGCACCATCGCCCGCCTTATTCTCAACGGAATCAGACGGCTTGGTGGTTTCGTCCTGGCCATTAACAGTCGTATCGTCGCTCATCGTTTTGACCTCTCGCTTGGTCTAACTTCGCCCACTCTCTCGGGCATTACTCTGCCTCTTCAGAGGTATCAGTACCGCCAAGTTTCTCTGGCTGTACTGAACCCTGAGTTGGCACTCCAGAATCTTCCGGGTCGGCCATCGTGTCATCGGACGGGTCCAAGACCTCATCCACAGGCTCCGGCGGCCACTCCTCGAGTTCTTCCTCAATCTCTTCCCTGATTTCCTCAGAAACCACGGGCAGCATTTTTTCCACCAGCTGGCCCATCTGAATTCGACGGGCGATGGCGGGCGCGCTAACCTTTTGCAGTTTAGCGGCAATATCAAACTCATCCGCAAGTCCGCGAACGTCGAAAGTCGTAGCGTATTTGACCCACTTCGACCGGTCCGCGTCTTCCGGGACTTCCTCGCTATTCCACAGCATCACAAGCTCGACAATCGCCTGCTCCGCGCTCTCCAAAGAGTGCGCTTTCGTGCTGAGAAGGGCGTTAATCCGCTCAAAGTCGTAGGCTTTAGCCACGCCCGAGCTATTGTCGATGCCCATTGAGTTGTCCTGCTTGGTGCGCTCACCAGCCATTCCAACCGAATGGTAGATTTCGTTAATCACCTGCCGAATGGCCGTGATAATCACGTCGACCTGCTTGGGGTCGGGCGATAGAAACTGCGGCGCAACGCCAGCCTCGGCGTTGTAGAGGAAAATCCTCTTCGTGCCCATTTCTATAAGCTTATCCTTGGTCTGCTCTTCTTCGCCTGGCATGAGGGCTTGAGCAGGGATAGCCAGCTGCGAAAACGTCTGGTCTTGGATGATGGCATCCAGGTTACTGAGATAGTTCGCAACCGCCCGGTCCTGATACGCGATATCGTTAATCAACGATGGCGCAAAATAGTCGCTGTAGTGCTCCACATGGTCGTGCACAATGACAGGCACGCGCCCCAGGCCATGCGTGCCCTCGCCAAGCATAACAACCGTGTACTTGGCTTCGTCCAGCGAAGTCACAATGGCATTTACCGGAATGGTGTTGCCCTGCTTGTGCTCGCTGATTTGAAAGAGCTTCCAGCCAGTTCTAGTCCAGAGGCGCAGACGCTCCTGAACGTCACCGGTAGATTCCTCGAAATCCTTGTCGTCGCGCCAAGTCTCGCGAATCAGAATCCAGTTTAGCTGGTCGTTTTCGTCGAAACTGATATCCAGGATGTCGATTGGACTTACGATGTAGGCGTAATTCCGAATCCCCTGCTTCTTTACATCCGCCACAGACACGGGAATTGAGCCGCTGTTGGTGGAATCCACGACGATATAGATTCGACCCATGACCGACGCCTCCTTCGAGACGTGGCGCATAAAGTAGTCGATATCCATGCCGTCCTTGGTGGACTGCATCCAGAAGCGGATTACGCTCTGCGATACGTTGTCTCTGCCGCGTGCAATTTCAGCGCGGAAAAGATACTTGTTGATGAGGTCCACGACCTCGCGCGAATGGTTGAACCGATAAGCTCGGTCCTTGCGCTGCTCAAACTCGTCGTCGCCTTCTTTCCAGTAGCGGAAGAGATTTTCGTCAAACCACTCACGGCCGCCGTCATAAGACGCACGAAGAAACTGCCAATGTTTCAGGCGGTTTTCGTACTCCGGGTGGCGGCGCAACAGGGCCTTTGTGAGTGCTTTCTCTGACATAAGAACGACCTTATAGATGCGAATAGTATGTCACGCCTGACTGACTTTTACAAATTTGTGCCAACAAGCTTGATTTGGCGCAACGGGAACTTGAATTCGATGCAGTAGCCAAGCGCGTCCGTGGCGTGCTCCATACCCATGGTCTTGTCGACCTCTCGAGAGCCTTCCTTGTAGACCGTCTGCTCCAGGGAAGCGATGGTGTGCTTGCACTTGGAGTCAACGCGGAACTTTACCGTACCGTCGGCTGCCCTGAGCATCCGGTTGACGCAGTTGACTCTGTCCGCCACCTTCGGGTGCTTTCGACGGTAATAAATTCGATTCAGACCGCGCTGACGGAAGATATCCAGGTCGGTTTCGCCTCGGGCGTGCTGATGATAGCTGCCGGCCGGGTCAGGAAATACGGCGATTTTGTTCATATAACGCCAATATCGGCGCTCAATTTCGTTTACTGCCTCTTCAGTCGACGAGTTCCGGATAACAATTTCGTCCACTACCCAAAGCTCGCCATTTGGCTGAAGCTGCATAACCACGCTGGACATTGGGTCGCGGTTGAAGTCCTGGCCAATCCAAATCGGCAAGTCCGGATTGAGCGGGAAGTTTCCGATATGAACCTTGCGGTCAAACGGGTAGTAAACCCGACCGCCCATGGTCTCGAAGCTTGCCTCAAGCTCCTGCTTGAATGACTTTTCGTCCATTTCCGCCCTAGCCTGCTCGATTTCCTCGGGAGGAACGAACGGACTGTCAATCGAGCGAAATTGCCAGGAGTGCCAACGACCAGCCGTCTGAAGTTCGGGCTTCTGACCGAGCATATAGAGGTCGTACAGGTGGTTGAACGACTTTGGCGTACCGATGAAAGTCGCCTTGCCCATAGTTGTCGCCAGCGTCGGGCGAATAATCTTCACCCACACGTCCGGAGACATATCCTGGAACTCGTCCAGGACGACATAGTTAAGGCCCACGCCGCGCAGCGTGTCCGGGTTGTCGGCGCCCTTACACATGATGCGAGTGCCGTTGACCAACTTCACAATCATCTTGGTTTCGTTGGTCTTCTGAATCCATTGCGGCGGAATGGTGTCGAGCAAGTCCACCCACATGATGTCTTTTGCCATCGGGTAGGTGGGCGCGACATACCAAATCAGCTGATTTGGCTTTGTGCCGGCAAGCGCGAGCATGGTCGTTTTGGCGTAGTTGGTCTTTCCCCAACGACGACCAGCCACAATGACTTTGAAACGAGCTGGCGTTTTCCACACATCCATTTGGCCTGGATGCAGTGAAATTCGCTTAGCCGTCGTTATCGCTTCCGGACCCAGCATTACCCTGCTCTTTCTGAATCTGATTCACGAAGTCTTCTAACTCTTCCTCGGATACGCTTTCCGGGCCTCCAACATTGTGTCGATTTCGGATGGCTTCAATTTCCGGCGCAGTCATTTCGGTGACGATAAGGGCCGGGATTTCATCGCCAGTGTTCTCGTCCCTGTCCAGACCAAGCACTCGGAACCGCTCGTCTCTGGCAATTGCAATTGCCATCATTGCGTCCTTAATGGTGCGAATGTCGTCTCTGGCGCCGTGAATGCTCTGCTTGTTCCTGACCTTGTTAACGATAATCTGGAAGGTCAGTTTTGCCAGCGTCTGGGCGAACTGGTAGTGCTCGTCCTTTGTCTCGGCAACGCGCTTGATTTTGGCGGCATGAACGTCGACCAGCGTCTCGCGTACCTTTTCGGTAGCGGCTGCCGCAAGCTCCTTGCTCTTAACGCCTTTCTTAACGCCGCGCTTCGACAACTCCCGCGACAGGTAGTTGGCGTTAACCAGAAACTGCTCGGCAAGCTGGTCCAGGCTTACTGCGCCTGATGCCCACATCTCCTCAATGGTTGCCCAGTCGGCCGGGGTCAACCTAGCTCGCTTTTCCTTGGATTCGGGTTCGCTCATAAAAATGGGGTGCTTGGCCTTGGGAGGGAAGCCACCAAGCACCCCGTTGGGAGGTGTCCTGGCAGTATAACATAGTCACCGCTTACATTTCGCCTGCTTGCCGCGTCAAAAATTTTCATTTGGACAACTATACTTGTCGTGACAAGGGACAGACGACACTAACCGGGGGAATATTCTTTCTAAGAAGAAGAACACTATAGGTTGCCAAAGATAGCTGCCAACTGTTCAGCAGTCTTATCTAGTTCCTTTCTCAGCGTGTTGTAGCTTTCGGTAGTTGGTGAGTAGACGATACGCGAGCGCATCCGTCGGCGTTCCCGCCGATGCTTCATAATCAGATTCTTGGTAATAAGTGACCGGAGCGTGAACTGCATGGACTGCTTCGTAGTCCTACGCTGAATACGCTCGAGAATCTGGTCCATATCTACGAAAGTACCGTCCGGGTTGCCCCGAAAGATTACCTCGAGTACGTCACGCTGATGGTCTGTCAGTTGCATTTTCCAAAAGGTCCACTCGGAGTGGTTCATC